GCGACTAGTGTCCTTTTAGGGTGCTAGTTCATCCATAACTATGAAAGGTAGGTCAATCTGTATGAGCTTCTTTACTAACTCATACATTTCCGGTGGTGGCACTTATTATAAGCGCGAATACTGGGATTGGCCGTGGGTTCCACACAAGTGGGCTGTTCAGTCCACTGAAAGTATGGAGTCCATCTCTCATCACCTTCCTATTGATACGGATGGTGATGACGGTGGACCCTGGAAGCTTACCAAATCCGACTTTTTCGTGTCGGCTGGATATGCCCCGCCATCTGGTGGGAATATCTATGGTAACTTTGGTATTGGAAGTAACACGGGGGCATATTCTCCCCCCTCGATGTTACCTCCTCTTACCGCGTTCGAATTGTACTCAAAAGGTACAACTGCGATCGCCAGGACTCTTCCCACTAATCCGGCTTTCGACCTATCAGTCGCCATTGGCGAGCTAAGGTCGGACGGATTGCCCTCTATCTCTGGAGCAGAGCTTTGGAAATCAAAGTCTCTTGAAGCCAAGCACGCTGGTTCAGAATATCTGAACGTTCAGTTTGGTTGGATTCCGCTCGTTAATGACATCACGAACTTTTGTGAGTCTGTACGAGATGCTGATAAGATTATTCGACAATACGTCAAACAATCTGACCAGAAAATAAAGAGGACTTATACCTTTCCTCAAGAAGACCTTAACGAAGTGTACACAGGGAGTTTCTTTCCCCTGGGTTCATCCGACTTTGGTTTTCTTGGAGGGAGTATGTCTACTTTTGTTCACCGTAAGACCTGGTTTAAGGGTGCCTATAGGTACCACTTACCCATTTCGAACGGTCAACTCAGTAAACTACAGAAGTACAGGCTATATGCTGAGCATATACTTGGTATTCGCCTTACTCCTGAGGTTCTTTGGAACCTTGCTCCCTGGTCATGGGCCGCCGATTGGTTTGGCAATATTGGGGATGTTATGACTAACATTTCCAATCTTGGCAAAGACGGCTTGGTGTTGCAGTATGGGTACATTATGTCCGAATCAATCCGGACTGTTGATACCACTGGCTATCTCGATTGGGCTGGCGCTAAGCGCTATACCTCGTCTCGTAGCCTTGACGTCGTAAAACAACGTCTTCCTGCAACACCTTATGGCTTCGGCGTCAGTTTCGCTTCGCTTTCAGCAAAGCAAATCGCCATCCTATCAGCTCTAGGTTTATCCTGGAAATGGTAGGATCTGCCCGCACTAATTCATAAGTGCGGTTCCATGTCGGGTTATGATCCACATGACTCGTCATCTATCTAGGAGTTGTCACATGGCTTTTGCCGACCCGCAGTCAGTTACTATCAACTCGGTTGCGCAGACACTTCCGAGGATTTCCTCGGGTGTTAATGCGGGTGTCTTCCAAAAGGACGACACCACCGTCAAGCTCTCTGTAAACCATTCGTATGGTGTGCAGCGGACTCGGCGTGTCATTCGACTTGATCACTCCAAGATTGCTGCAGATCCCCTTATGGGATCTGTCAACATTCGTCTTGGCATGAGTGCCTACCTCGTGGTAGACACCCCTGTCACCGGCTACACCGTAGCCGAAGCGAAGCAGATTGTGGACGCCTTGACGGCGTACCTCACTGCATCTTCTGGTGCTCGTACCACCCAGCTTTTGGGTGGCGAGAACTGACCCCTTTTGAGAAACTTGCCATCCTGGCGGTTTCTCTTTCGGGTGGCGTAACATTTTTGAGCGTTCTGCTCATTCATGTTGCGCCTAGCGGAGTTCCCGTGACCTAGCAACTATCCTTCATCGAAGGGAAAAGTTGAAAAGGCTAGTAGAACTCTGGAAAACAGTAGCCAATGAACTGGCTAACCTAAGTAACACTTGCGCCACTCGCGACGGACAAACTGTCACGAGTCGGACCGAACATGAGGGCCTTTCCTTTTTGGGAATTACCCTTCCTTCCTTTGGTAAAGCCTTCGAACGAGGGCTTGAACTTGGGAAGTATGACTCTTCCTCCTTTACGGCATTAAAACATCGTAAAGGGGAGTGTCTCCCTGCTTTTTTGCAAGGTTTCACTAGTCAGGTGTTCGATCCTGTTAGCGGTGTTTTGCTCTCCGAACCTAGTGTAGATTGCATCTATGCCGTTCGTCAGCTTACGCTGATGTTTGGCAAGATTCTCGTTGAGTGCTCAGAAAAGCGCACGCGAGACGCTATGCAACGGTTCGTTGAGTTAGAAGAGGAACTTCATGATCGAGCTGGTAAAGATATTCCGGATCTTCAAGATTTCCGGCGTATCGCTCGATTACTCTTCAGCGACGTCTTCGCTCACATCGAAAATGAACTTTTCAGTGAGCAATTGCGTCCAAAGCATGGTCCGGGCGCGACCGCTGATCGACTTACGGGAAACCGTAAATACGGTCAGGTCGAATGGCCTGTTAGGCTCGAGGCCCTCTTCCCATCGGGAGAGTTCCTCATTCCTAATATACGGCATTACAGCCGTATAGATCATGTGAAGTTCCTGGAACCCGAGGAGGAGCGTCCCGTAAGGGTAACGCCCGTCCCTAAAACGCTCAAGACCCCGCGCATCATTGCGATCGAGCCAACTTGCATGCAGTACATGCAGCAAACTGTTCTTGATCTTCTTGTGCGTGGGCTCGAAAGTATCCAGCCCGATCCGAGGAATACTCGGACCAACCTGGCTTTCGATTTTGTCGGATTCACAAGCCAAGACCAAAATCGGTCTATGGCGCGTGATGGGTCCATTTCTATGGATCTCGCAACCCTCGATATGAGAGAAGCATCCGATAGGGTCCTGAACCTGCATGTAGTTGAGCTCCTGTCTGGTTTTCCATTATTAAGGGAAGCCCTTCAGGTTACACGCTCAACGAAGGCAGATGTGCCTGGCTATGGAGTAATCCCTCTGGCCAAGTTCGCGTCTATGGGTTCCGCCGTGTGTTTTCCTGTTGAGGCAATGGTCTTTCTGACCTTGGTTTTCCTCGGCATTGAACGCACGACTAAGACACCCCTGACGCGCAAATCAGTATCTGATTTGCGTGGTAAGGTGCGTGTGTACGGGGACGATATTATTGTCCCCGTTCACTGTGTTAGATCGGTTATCGATGCGCTTGAATCCTTTGGATATCAAGTTAACACCGACAAGAGTTTCTGGAATGGCAAATTCCGGGAATCTTGCGGGGGAGACTACTACGACGGCATGGATGTTACCCCAGTCCGCTTTCGTAGGCTATTCCCCGAAAACCGATCGGACGCTGAGGAGCTGATCAGTCTTGTTGAATTCCGAAACCACATTTACCATCGTGGTCTTTGGAAAACTGCTCGACACCTCGACCACCTGATACGCCCACTTCTGGGCGGTAAGTATCCTGTGGTCCTTGCTGAGTCAGCCTTGCTAGGTCGACAAAGCTTCTTGGGTTATGTTACTGAGAAGCTTTCTCGAAACAATCTTGCCGTGTCTCACGGTTATGTGATTGTTGCTAAACCACCACCCGATCCTTTGGACGGAGTGGATGCCCTAACCAAGTGTCTTTTGCGATTGGAGTCGCGAAAAGAAGCCGAGGCTAACCCCCTTGGTCATCTTTCGCCTTCGATTGCCGATAGGCATCTTGAGCGTTTTGGACGACCGCGAGCCGTTTACTTAAAGCTCGCACGGAGGCCTCCCTACTGAATGTAGGGAGGTGGTGGGGAC